GTACGGTCCACCTAACTCCAGTGTTCGCTCGACTCGCAGCAATCTTCCACCGAAGACCTCCAACAAATAGGAGGGGTTACTTCGATTGCATGCTTCCCAACACTTTGCCATTCCGTCTCACCCTTGACACGATAAAGTATTTCATTATCATCGTCGGCATCATCAAGACAGACATCTTCAATGTCTGGTATAGTAAGAGCCTCTTTCAGAATATCAAAGAGATTATCTTTAGGGTTTCCTTCTCTCAGAATCTCGCCCAACAATGGGTACTTAGGTTCCGAGGAATGAAACTTCTTAGGTTTCTCCTTGATAGTCCAATTAGGTTTATTACTGATGATGCATCCGTCAGATCCAAAGTTCATCTGCGGACCAGGTTCAGGGAAGTGAAGTGTTTCCATACTCACTGGCACCGAAACTCGATTCTTCTTGTAGACGATCGGAACAGTTCTTTTCCGATTGACAAACTTGAAGCGCCACCACTCAAGAGGCTCGATTTTTCCAAAGCTCTCACGAAATGCAACACCTAAGACGTGACGATTATGCTTTAACGCTTGCATAATCTTACGCTCTGATCCTACACTATAACAAAGTTTATCATTATAGAGTATGTCAAAAGGAGTGTTTCGCCAAATCACGTTTGTAATATCACGTGACAAGAGTCCATTGTTCTCGGAAAAATCAATCAACTGATCTCCCATCATCGCAAACCTGCAGGTGTCATACATGTCATCAAACGGGCAGCCCGTTTCAGGGTCGCACGCATTGAAGCCACGAACAACACCGCAAGTAAGCGCATAGGTTTCCCACCTTGACTTCCCCGTAATAGAGCGAATCTTATCCTGCTTTTGCAGAATAATTCTCGCAATCTTACGATCTCGGTCAGTGAGATTACTTGTTCCTAACCTTTCGGAGAGAGGATTCGGCATTAGCCCTAATCCTCCAAAACCGACCGGCAAGAACCAAGGAATCCCTTGGACCTTATCGTCATGCAAAATATGATGACAGAAGTGAAGGAAACAATCATTGAGATCTGTATAATGATTCCAAAGCCCATCCAGTAACTCGTAGTGCTTAGCACCTATGGTAGTTATATCCTCAGCGTCCACACTCTTCTCATTACTCATTTGACTCCTCTTCAAACCCTTAAGCAAACCGAAGTTTATATAAGAGTGCTTGAAGAAGCCGGACTCTCTTTTCCAGGTAAATGAAAAAGAGTTCATCTCACAGTCATGTGGAAAGAAGAAAGTCTTTCCAACAGAGTTAAGAAGATTGTAGACACTAGTGACTTGCTCCCATTTGTGATAAGAACCACGATTTGGAACAAAGAGTAGGCAATCGTCACCGTTAATCGTTACGGGACAATCGTCTGCAGTAAATCGAGTTTTCCATTCTTTTTCGAGCACAAACCGACACAGTGCGAAATTAATCAGGCACAGGTTTACGAAAGAAAGGACCTTACCCATTGGTTGACCATCAACCTGATCACCCTTACGCTCCTCTTTAGTAAATCTAGAGCGATAGACGACTATGTTGCCCACAAGGGAACGAACACAGAGTCGTGCGAAGTTAGGACCAATAAGTTCAGCAAGACGCATCTCGTGAACAATTGCCTCGATGCACGTTCTAGTTGCATCAATGCTAAGATTATTTGTCGCGTCATCATAATCACCTGATTGAAGAAAACCAAAGTCTTCACCTTCGATTTCTCTCGTTATGCGTATAAAACGCGCAAGAGAGGTATCATTAAGTGCAGGCCCGGTGATCTTCTCACGGGTAAATTTGAAAGCGTCAAATTCTCCTAATTGTTTCGAGAGCGCATCTTGCACTGGCTTGAGGAGAAAACTCTCAAGCGCTGGTCCCTTAGATATGCCGCGGCACTTAAGTGCTTCTGCGAGAGCCATAAGGCGCATATCGGGTTGCTCCGTCAATGCCAACTTCGCCAGATCCTCGATTTCCAGATCCGCGTTAACCGGAACAGTGCGTGTAACTACGGGAATCAGCTGCTTAAAGGGACCGCTCATCTTAAGAGACTTTTCTTCTCCTTCTTTATTAACAACCACTGTCTCGTGAAAGACAGTAGCATGTTGATAACGAACTTCAAAGGAATGACTCACAGATCCAACGATCTCTTTAATCTTCTGAAACCCGACAGCCTGTTCTCTTCCGCCTTCAATGCAAGCAGAAGGTGACGGTACAAAATCCCACTCGAGTCGAGTAGGTTTAACACACTCGGCTACTGTTCGCTGGATTTCCCCAGCTCCCAGCACTCGATCAAAATAGAGTGTTCCGTCAGCACGGTATATACTGTTGACATTCTTGCTCTTTGTAAACTTCTCAAAAGTCGCAAGTTCCGATGCATCAAGTAAATTTGCATCTGGACGATCACTTCCTTTCTTCACACCCCGACACATAGAATCAATTATAGATTGATATGTGTCAGGTTCACTCAATTTCTTGAGTCTCAGAAAGTTAGTGATCGAGCGATCGCTAAGAATAAACTTAGAGTAAGACAACCCAAAGGGTTTGGGTGGTAGATCCTTTCCTCCTCTAGCTAAGACCGCCGACGCGGCGAGGCGGAATTTAACCACCTTAATCCACAAGGTTCCATCTTTGGCCACTTCAAAAGTCTGACCGCAGAGCTCCACTAAAGCACGTAGAGCGATATTCCTGGCCTCCTGTTCTTCGATTAAGAAACCGAAGACCACGAGACTAAGAAAGGAATCTCGGATCACTGTCCATAGAGAGTCTATGCACGGAAGAGAATAGAATGATTTCGGCACCTGGTACTTCCTATTGAGACAATGGTCTTTACCATTAGAATCAAAGAAGTATTGGGAAAAGAATTTGTCGAGCACAGTCAAGTCCGGTCTCTTGTCCCAGAAGGGAGACTTAAGAAGAGACTTGATTGTAAGAACACAGCCTAGGAGTTTCTCTCTTCGTTCATTAGTGATAAGTAGGCCCTCATCTGGACCCTTACCACATCGTTCAAGAGAAACAAATTCGGTTTGGATGTTTTTTGATCCTGCCAACTCCTTTAAGGTTTGATGGCTCACAGAGAAGAGAGTATTGAGTCTCTTTTCCCGGATGTCGCAATTACTTGCTTCACCCACATCCGGCACCTCGACAGATGCCCCGAACCCAACATCGCCGTCCAACGATGGTAGGCCTGACCTTTGCGTCTTGGAACCGCAAATATCCTGGAGTTCTTCAACGTTAATCGCTACAGTAGAAATTGCTGTCGTCGTTGAGGAAGCTACTTTCATGAAATGCAC